CTTGCGCTCACCACGCACTTTCACCAATACTGATGCCCTGCGGCAGCCTGCGCTCCACTATAAGGAGCACGGGTACTACTGCGACCATCCCCAAGGGACCAAGGCATACTGGGACTACTGGGAGGAGCAGAAGCGGCGCTGTCTGGAGGGCTACGAGGTAGACGGCCTGAAAATCACGGGCTACCACTACTTCTACCTCAATTTCAGTCCCATCCTCCTCGTGGAGGAGGCTGAAGGCAACTCCGCGCAGAAAATCGAGACCTTCCCTCATTTCTGGGACGGGGACTACAACTACTTCTGGACTCTGGAGATTGCCCAGAATGGCATCTCTGAGGAGGAGTACGAAGACCTTCAGCTTGGACTGGACATCACGAACCTGGAGGGCGGCTTCCACATCGTCGTCCTGAAGGCCCGTGGAAAGGGATTCAGTTACAAGGCGGGGTCCATGCTGGCTCGGAATTTCGTCCTGAAACGGAAATCCAAGAATTTTGCCCTGGCCCACGAGAAGGAGTATCTCACCAAGGACGGGCTCCTCACGAAGGCCTGGGACACGATAGACTTCATCGATGCCAATACCCCATGGAGACAGCCCCGGCTGAAAGACGCCACGATGCACAAAAGGAGCGGCTACCAGCAGAAGCGGGGCGGCTCCTATGTGGAGTTGGGCACGAAGAATGAGATCATGGGCGTGTCCCTGAAGGACAATCCCGACAAGGCCCGTGGAAAGCGGGGTGAGCTGATCTTCTTCGAGGAGGCAGGCAAGTTTCCCGGCCTACAGGAGGCGTGGGAAATCTGTCGTCCCTCTGTAGAGCAGGGAAAGTACACCACCGGGACCATGATTGCCTACGGAACCGGTGGTTCTGAACAGGGGGACTATGAGGACCTGGAAGAGCTATTCTACAACCCGGAGTCCTACAACGTCCAGCCCATCAACAACCAGTGGGACGAGGGGGCAGACGGCAACAATTGCTCGTTCTTTTTCCCGTCCTACATCAACTGTGAGGGTTTCATCGACGAGGAGGGCAACTCCGACATTGAAGGGGCCAAGGCGTACCACGAGGACCAGCGTGAGAAGAAGAAGCAGACCGACGAGCCCCGGGCCTTAGAGCAGTACACCTCTGAGAATCCGTTTACACCCCGGGAAGCCACCCTCCGCGTAGCCACCAACATCTTCCCGACCCGCGAGCTACAGGAGCAGCTAAACCGCGTCCTGGCAGAAGACCGCCACAACTCTCTCGTCTCGGGTCAGCTCTACACCGATTCCGATGGAGACGCCAAATTCCGACAGACGGAAGATGCATCTCCCATTTTCAAGTACCCGGCTCCGGAAGGGATGGATAAGACCGGTGCCGTGGTCATCAAGGAAGCCCCAGTTCGCAACAACGACGGGAAGGTACCCCAGGGCCTCTACACCATCTGTCATGACCCCTATGCCCACGACGGGCAGCCTGAGAAGGGATCGTTGGGCGCGGCCTTCGTCATCAAGCGAACCAACAACTTCTCAAAGACCCTCAACGGGTCCATCGTGGCCTCCTATGTTGGCAGGCCCCGCAGGCAGGACGACTACAACCGCAATCTCTTTCTCCTGGCCGACTACTACAACTGCAAGATCGGCTTCGAGAACAACCGGGGAGACGTGATTGGCTACGCCAAGCGCTTCAACCGCCTCCACTACCTGGAGGAGGAGTTCGAGATCTTAGACAAGAAACAGCGCAAGAAGAAGCCGGGAAAGACCACCAACAGGCCGTATGGAATCAGGATGTCCAAGCCCCGCAAGAACCAGGGGCAAGTGTACCTGCGAGATTGGCTTCTGACCCCACTCTCGAAGTATGAGGACGGGGAGGAGAAACTGGTCCTGCACACCATCCTGGACCCCGCTCTCCTCAACGAGCTGATTAAGTACAACCCGGACGGAAACTTTGACCGCGTTTCCGCTCTGCTGATCGGCATGTACTACCTCAAGGACCTGCAAACGAAGCAGGTCCGCTCAGAGAGTGGGCTCGAAAAGCACCAAGAGTTCTTCAACCGGCCTCTATACCAGTAACCCTTCAACCAGCACATGCCCAACTCTACCACACAACTCCCCCGGCAGCGGCTTCCACGAGAAGAAAAGGATCAGGAGTGGAAGGAAGATGTGATCGACTCCATCATCGGCCTCTCCACCTTTGACCGTCCCTACTCCGTCACGGATAGCGACCTGAAGAAGGCCTACGAGTACTACAACGGCGTGGTCGATGACTCCGACTACACTCACGTGACGAAGCCCTATGGCAAGAAGCGGGAGAATTTCCCCGCCAAGCTCCAGAACTACAATATTATCAAGCCGGTCATCGACCTGCTGAAAGGGGAGAAGGCTCGTCGTCCCTTCGACTTCACCACGAAGGTGCTCAACGACGACGTGGTGACCCGGAAATCGGAAGAGAAGAAGCAGAAGCTCTTCCGCAACCTGATGCAACACTTCCTGGCAGAGCTTGAAGCCCAAGGGGTGCCCATTGAGGATCTGAGCCCCGATGAAATGCCCCCGCCGCCGGATGATGTGGAGGAGGCCTTCGAGCAAGACTACCGCGACCAGCGGGCCATCACTGGCCAAAAGGCCCTGAACTACCTCGTAGAGACCCTGGGCGTAGAGCGCCAGCTTGTCGAAAAGGGCTGGCATCACTGGCTCGTGGCCGGGGTCGTGGCCACCCTCCGAAATGCGGGAATGAACGAGGTGGAATACGAGGTTCTCAACCCCCTGAACATCGATTGGGACAAGAGCCCTGACTCAGACTTCATCGAGGATGGACAGTGGGCTGTTCACCGACGCCGCTCTACGGTCTCCGACGTGATTGACAGCTTCTACGACGAGCTGACTGATGAAGAAATCGATCAGCTTGAGAAAGGGGAGAAGGACTACTCCACGCCCTTCATCAGCTACAGGGACGCTGAGCAGGATGAGCGCCACGACAACAACAACGGGCGCATGGTAGAGGTCATGGAGGTCTATTGGAAGTCCATGAAGCAGGTGGGGATCGCCACTTACGAAGACGAGATGGGCCTCCTTCAGGAGAAGACGGTGGACGAGGGATATGAGCCCTCCGAAGGGGAGGAAGTGGAATGGTACTGGGTCAACGAGGTATGGCAGGGCTACCGCATCGACGAGGACATCTACAAGCGCGTCGAACCCTTGGAAGTCCAGCGCCGCGACAAGGACAACATTTCCGAATGCAAACTCCCGATCAATGGGCGGCGCTACTCCGACATCAATGCCCCCAACATCTCTCTCGCCCAGCTCGGGATTCCCTACCAGATCACCTACAACATCTACAAATTCCGGCTGGCCAATGCTGTGGCGAAGAGCAAGGACATGATCGCCCAGCTTGACATCAACCTCGTCCCCGATGAATGGGACCTGGACACCTGGTTCTACTACATGGATGCCACGGGCATCGCCTTCACCGACTACTCGAAGGAGGAGCTAAACATCAGTCCCCAGCACCAAACGGTTCTGGACATGACCGTGCAGGTCATCCAGGACTATATCGCACTTCTGGAGGCCATACTCGACGAGTGGGAGCGTCTTTCCGGCGTCTCTGCCCAACGACAGGGCATCATTGCCCCCTACGAAACACAGGGAGGCTCTGAGCAGGCCATCGTCCAGTCCAGCTACATCACAGAGGACTACTTCAACAAGTACGCCAACTTCGAGGAGCGGGAGCTGAACGCCATTCTGGACTACTCCAAGTCCGCATGGGTCAATGGCAAGTCTGCAAGCCTCGTGCTTCCGGACAAGAGCCAGGAGATCATCCAGATTGACGGACTGGAGCACATGGAGTCTGAATACGGCGTCGTCGTCTCGAACAGTGGAGAAGACATCCAGGCCACCGAACGCCTGAAGACCCTCGCCCAATCCATGATGCAGAACGGCGTTCCCCTCTCAGATGTGATCGACATTCTGGATGCCAACAGTCTTTCCGGCATCAAGGACAAGATCAAGAAGGCAGAGAAGAGCCGTGAGGAGTTGGCCAAGGCCCAGCAGGAAGCGGAGAACCAGCAGAAGCAAGCTGAACTCCAGATCGAACAGATGAAGCTCCAGGCCGACCAGCGGCAGGAAGAGATGGAGCGTCAGACGAAGATGCAGCTTGAGCGCCTCAAGCAGCAGCAGGAAGATGAGGAGCTGGAGTCTGAAGAAGAGCAGGCCGAAAAGGACCGGCAACTTGAGCGCGACAAGATGAAGCAGGAGAAGGAGCTTCGGGAGAAGGAAATTCGCGCCCAGAAACAGTCCGATTCCGGGTAATGAGGCCCCGAAAACTATAAATGCACTATAGTAGAAGGGTCGCTAAACCCATTAGAACAACCCCTACTAACGTACATACTAACCAGCGCATAAACAAGACAGCCTATGCCACTCGTTGACAAAGTAGAAGACAGCGGACTCTTCGGTGACTTTGACCTTCCTGAAGATGACGTAGAGAAGGAATCCGAAGAGTCTCAGCAGCAGGACGATACCCCTCCGGAAGAGCCCGAAGAGACTCCCCAGGACGAGCCTGAGATTCAGGACGAGACTGAAGAGGAGCCCTCTGAGGAGGATCTGGAGGAGGAGCCGGAACAGGACCCCGATCAGGAGGCCGACGAGGAAGAGACTCCCGACGAGGAAGAGGAGGAGCTTCCATCGGTGGCCGAAGAGGTTCAGGAGGTAACGGGCCTGGAACTTGACGGCGACTATGAGGACTCCGTCGAGGGCATCTCCAAGATGATTATGGACGCCGGGGAAGAGCTGGCGAACTCCCAGATCGAGAATCTGATGGAGGAATACCCGGATGTCGGGCAGTACCTCCAGTTCCGCGCCAACGGAGGAGATCCGGATGAGTACCGGGACACGTTCTTCAACAGCGAAGGATGGAGTGGCGTCGAGATCCGCGAGGATGACGCCACTCAACAGGAGAACATTGTCCGGGCACGCCTTCAGGAGGAAGGATACGACGAGGAGGACATCGACGAAACTGTCGAAGAGTACAAGTCAGCCGGGATTCTGGAAAGCGAAGCTCGCCGCTCCAAGAAGCGCCTAGAGAACCTCGAACAGCAGCAGCAAGAAGAGTTGCTGGAGAAGCAAGAGGAGCGGGCCAAGGAGCGCCAGCGCGAGCAGCAGGAGTTCCTGAACGAGGTTGAAACCACCGTCCAGGAGAACACGGATTTCAACGGCATCGGTCTTCCGGAAACCAAGAAGGATGATTTCCTGGAGTACCTCACGGAGCCCGTCGATGACGAGGGCAACACGCAGTATGCCCTGGACACCATGAGTGCGGGAGTGGAGGACCAGATCGCCATGGCGCTGATGAGCTTCTACGGCTTCGACATCAGCGACCTTATTCAGCGTGAGGCTTCGTCGGAAAATGCGAAGAGCCTCCGCGAACGCCTCAGCAGAGGCGGGAAGAAGAAGCCATCGGACAAATCGAAAACCCGACAGAAGTCGAAGAGCGACGAGGTGGACTTCGACGCTCTCAGCACCGATGTCGGCAACCTGACCTAACCCGTCAAACCCATCTGGCCTCACCAGCCAGATGTAAAGCAACCAACCCTTCTAACCAACCCAGCACATCGCACAGACAATGGCTGACATCAAAGTCTCAAGAACGTACTACAATGACCAGCAGATGACGGACAGCAACTCGCTGGCCAACGCTATGCTCCAGCGGCCAGCGGAGTTGTCTCCGGTCATCACCTTCCTGGGCGGTCGGCAGGACAAGAAGTTCCCGCTGACGATGCTCACGGAGGGAATGCAGAACACGAAATCCATCGACGAGGACGAGTACGAGTACAAGGTCCAAACCAAGGTCACGCGGACACGTCCCGTGGCTGAGACCCCGGCCAATTCCGCGAACCTTGGCCAGGGTGGGCAGACCTTCAAGCTCGTCTTCCCAGACCAGTGGTTCATCAAAGACTACGTCCTGGTAAGCCAGAGCGGGGTTCAGGCTCGCGTGATGCGCCAGCCGGTACCCAAGGGCTCGAACTACGAGTACACGCTCCAGCTCGTCAACCCCAACACCAATGCCTACGTCCCTCAGAAGGATGTGCAGGCCGGTGCCACTTGGGGCCAGCTCTTCGCGCCTGTCGGCAAGGACTTCAGCCGTGGAAACGCCTCCAACTGGACGGCTCCCTCGGAAGTGAAGCACAAGCTGACGAAGATCCGCAAGTCCTACCAGATGAGCGGAGACGCGAAGGACTACGTGATGAGCGTCGAGCTTCCCACGGAAGGCGGGGGCACGTCCAACCTCTGGATGGACTACGAGGAGTGGCAGCACATGCTTCAGTGGAAGGAAGAGCTGGAGATGCTGCACTGGTACGGTGAGCGCTCCTACAACGCGCAGGGTGAGACGCATCTGCGGGATGAGAATGGCCAGCCGATTATCATCGGCCCCGGGATCTTCCAGCAGATCGTGAACAAGGACACGTACAGCGTACTCACCGCCGACAAGCTCCACAACACCATTGGCGACCTCTTCTTCGGTATGACGGATGCCCAGGAGGTTCAGGTGACGCTCTTTACCGGAACCGGTGGGAAGCGGGAGTTTGACCGCGCCATGAAGGATGAGCTTGCCAGCGGCAAGTTCACGGTTCTGGACCAGGGCAAGTTTGTCCAGGGACAGGGCCAGGAGCTGGAGCTGACCGGCTACTTCACCAGCTACCGCCACATTGACGGCCACCTCGTCAACGTGGTCAAGAACCCGCTCTTCGACCACGGGGCCGTGGCTCAGGCCTCGGAGAAGCACCCGGTGAGCGGCCTCCCGCTGGAGAGTTACCGGATGGTCTTTCTCGACCAGTCCATCTACAACGGTGAGCCCAACCTCCAGATGGTCAACAAGTCGAACTACGAGTTCAAGCGGTGGGCTGTCCCTGGCAGTGTAACGCCGCCTGGATTCGACCAGAGCACCTCTCGGGCGTCGGACATTGACGGAGCCTCGGTTCACTTCATGAAGCAGGGCTCAGTGTGTCTCAAGCGATTTGACACCTCCCTGGATCTCCAGTGTGTCCGCGCCTAATTGTCGTCGCGTGCAGCGCAAGGGAGAGAACAAAGGCGGGTGGCCCTCGTAAGGTCACCCGCCTTTTCTTTGTCACTAATAACCCTTCTAACATGGCCAGTAAAGAAGTCCGTATCATGCGGCTTGACGAGGTCAACAGTCACCTCCCTGTAGAGGTCGTTGACCAAGCAAAGGTCAAGCTGTCGAGCATCCTCGTCCACCAGCGCCCTCTCAAGGGGCTCAACGCCGAACAGGAGAAGGAGTATCTGCCCCGTATCACGGGCGTGGGACCCGACAGCCCTGACTTCACACAGGCCTGCCGCAAGTTCTGGGCTGAATTGTCGGTCGATGTACCCTCCGATGGAGCCCTTCTGGAGATTGGCACCGGCCCCGATGATGAACCTCTGGAGCTTCGAGACTGGATCATCTACCAGTGGGCCAAGAAGCACAAGCAGGTGGCCGACAACAAGCAGGAGGCCCTGGAGAATCCGGACAAGGAGTTCTGGATCTACGACCCCCACCGCGAGACGCAGAAGGAGAACGCGCAGGTCAAGCACCGGCGCAGCGCCTACCGCGAGTTCATCAAGATGGAGGACGATCAGGACAAGATCGATCTCATGCTCCGCGTCCTCACCAGCCGTCAGCCTGAACGCATGACGACGGAGGAGAAGGAGAACGAACTCGAAGCTTATCTCCGGGAGAACCCCAAGGAGTTCATCTCTGCCGCAAAGGACAAGAAGTTGGAGACACGCGGCCTCATCATGGATCTGATCGAGCACGAAATCCTCCAGAAGGTGGGTGCTCAGATCATGTACATGGACACGGTGATCGGAGACTCCATCGACGAGGCTGTGGCGTGGTTCGGCAACAAGCGCCACTCCTCGAAGGTCTCGACGATGAAGGCCAAGCTGAAAGAAGCCAAGCGATAGTCCCACCGGGAAGGGGGCCGCGAGGCCCCTTTTCCACATTCCAACACCGTCATGACGATTGCTGAAATGCATCGGGGGGTACGCACCCAGTTTGAGCAGGTAGCTGCTCAGACTCTGGACAACTTTCTGCCCGGAGAACTGGACTACTACATCAACCGGGCCATCGAGAGCTATGTGGACCGGCAGAGAGCCCTGCTTTTGAGCCCAAAGGAGCAGGTCAAGAGCCGGGAGGCCAACGAGAACCTCCGGACCCTTATCGAGACTGAATCTCTTACCAGTCTTGCCAATCTCCCCGACTTTGGGGATGGCACCGTCAGCCTTTCCCTATCAGTCCTGGGCAGCACCTACGCCTACTTCCTCAAGGGGCGGGTGAAGGATGATGAGAATCAGTTCTACAACGCCCGGAAGGTAAGCCTGGAAGAGTGGCATGAGCACGCCCCCACGAAGCATAACGTGCCAATCTTTCGCGAGCCAGTCATATTTGAGCGAGGTGACGAGATCTGGCTTGCCATGCCCAATGATGCGGGTGACCCCTCCGAACTGATTCTGACGTATCTGAGGCCGCCTGTGGATGTGTCCTCAGAGCTACAAATCACCCTCACTGTGCAGGAGAATTCCAGTGCCACGAGCGACGGGAAGCTCCACATCTCCGGCCAGGAGTATCCGGCTCCGTGGAATACCAACCTTTCCACCACGCTGGACGACTTTGTCGAGTCCCACGCGAATGGCATCTGGACCAATCACGAGGTTCGATTGGAGCGGGAAGGCACCAACAAGCTCCTGCTTACCACCTCTGCCTTCTACGTGACCGCCAGCTCTTTGGCCACCACCGATGGTCGCGTAGAATTTACCATTTCCAACAGCGATGGGAGAGTAGACTCCGACCTCCCTGAAACGACCCATCAGGATCTCGTCAACCACACCGTGCAGATCCTCAGAAGCGACCTTCCTCAACCCGCTAAGAGAGAGTAAATGACATCGACAGATCTGGTCCGGGCCTTCCAGTCAGAACTCCATCAACAGGACCGGGGGCCAGTGGCTGACACCGACGACATTCTGCACTTCCTCAACAAGGCCCAAGAGAACTTCGTCAAGGACAAGTTCGCCGGGAGCCGATCTTCTACCCTGGGCTTCGAGCAAAGCCAGGACTTGACAGACGATCTTCGGGTGTTCTTCGAGAAGGATTGCGTGAACGAGACCCTTTACGGCGGGGCCGCAGCCCGGTGGGAGAACATTGAGGTTGACTGGGCACCGATGCCGAAGGACTACCTACATCTGGTGTCTGTTCGGGCCAGGGTTCACGTCTCCGACATATTCTCTGGAATGGATCGGGAGGACTTCGCCTGGGATCTCCAGGATGCCACCTACGAGGAAACCACCTACGATAAGCGAGTGGCTTCTGCCAGCCAGTCCTTCGAGGAGAAAATCGTCACTCTTCGATTCTCTCAATCCGACGACATTTTCCGTAAGCTCGACGACCCATTCCACACTACATCGCATAATAGCCCACTTTGTGACCTGAACAATGATAGGGTTAATGTCTATACCAGTAGTGACTTCATCGCAGACGCTGTTGTGATGAATTACATCCGGGCTCCCAAGGAGATTACCTTGGACGGCCCCTCACCACAGACCTCCGAACTTCCGGAGGCTCTACACAGAGAACTGGTGGATCGGGCAGTACGCCTTTTCGCTCAGTTCTCGCCTCGCACCTCCCAACCAGAGGGCGAGTCCTCATAGCCATATCGACAACCTGACTCCTTCTAACCAGTCATGGCTCTTAACCAAGTCCTCGTACAGAACACCGGAGAGATCAACGGAGCTGGCGGCAATGGAGACTTTGCCACCCCCGATGAGGTCCCTGCCGGAACCATCGCTTTCTTCCCGGCCTCGGGGGGAAGCTCCATCGACATTTCGAGCACCCAACTTGAGAATCAGGGAGAGATCCTGATCGTCCGGGGAACCCCGGATGGACACCGCATCACCAACATCCTCGACGCCGAAGATCTGCGTGTCGATTCCCTGGCCTACCAGGCCCCCTCGGCCCAGGTCACGGAAGTGGATGTGGGCACTGTGAGCGAAGACACGTTCCTCTCGCTCAAAATCACCAACCTTGAACAGGGCTACGAGCCCTATGACCGGCGCACCTTCGAGATTGAGGCGCTGTCCGGCGACACTGAGGTGGACATCATCACGAAGTTTGCAGACGCCTTCCTGAGCCGCCCGGATGCCATTATGGGCGAGGAGGGATCCACGGTTCTCGCCGCTGGAAACGCCTCTGTGGAGTTCGTGCCTTCCAGCGCTGGAGGTTCGGCCAACCCGGCCACCATCACCATCGATGGTCAGTCCTACGACATCCAGTGGGACACGGACAAGACCACAACGGTGAGCAACTTCATCGACGCCAACGCTGGTGTTATCCTCTCGCGCCACGGGATTCGCCTGTCGGAGAACGGGGACAACAACCTCGTTCTGACTTTCGTCAACAACGCGCTCACCGTCAACGATGTGAGTCACGACGACAACAGCGGCTCTCTGGACTCGGACACGGATCTGGCCCAAAACAACACCGCTGCCACGGCCCTGCGCCTGGAGGCCAAAGAGAACGGCGAGATCTTCGACGTGGCCGCCATTGGCTTGGAGCCCACTATCACCGCTGTCACTGACCCTGTGGAGGGTTCGGGGACCGGTGAGCAGGTCCGCGAAATGGAGTCCAGAGTCACCGCCGTCACCACGGGGCGTTACAACGTGGAGGACCCGGTTCTCGGCTCTCTCGATGACGTGGACCTCTTCGCTGATGAGGCCAACACCTACGATCTGGTGATCCTGCGGCAGGAAACGGACTACAACCGCGCCATCAACAAGTCTGCGCGGTGGCAGGATGTCGTGCTTGCTCTGGAGACGGGTCTGGACAAGACCCACATCAACTCCTTCCTCAGCAACCACGGCGTGTCTCTCTAAACGAGTCACCCGGCAAGGATCGGTAGGGGGCGCGTGAACAGGCACACGCGCCCCCATCCGGTTCTTATTCATGCTTGTGCTCACGCCCCATCTGTGTCCATCGTGTTGCTGTGCTACGTCCTTGCGCTACTTCCCCAGGCCGCTGAAATGGCCGACAGAGCCATGCAAGTCACGCCTTATTCCGGGGCTGCTTATGGGGCTCTTGTCTTTGTTCTGGGGGCGGCGTGCTACCTCCTCTACAAGGAGCTTCAGGACCAGCAGCGACGGCACGAGGAGCACTTGAAGAAGACCCTTGGTGTGCTTCAGATGATCGAGTCCAAGCTACCTGTGCTCGGGGACATGAATCAGACCATCAAGGACATTGAGCGGCAAGTGCAATCGGTCCAAGATGACATCAACCAATGATTCGATCCCTCTTTCGCAGCAAGTCCATGGAAAGCCTCTCCCAGGAGGTGGACGAGAAGGTTCAGAATATCACGGACCGCCTCCAGATGGAGGAAGATGCCCGGATTGAGATCGGTATCGACTTCCCGGCTGTCTTCAAACAGCAATCGGAAGAGATTGCAGAGGGGAAGGTGGAGTGGAGAAACTTCTTTTCAGATCCGGAGAGCGGCATCTATTCCATCCACTGCCGGATGGAAAAGGGGGCATACATCCGGGAGCACTCACACCCTGGGGCCAACGAGTACATCTACGTCGTCACCGGAGGACTGGTGGACTGGCGAGGAGACTCCTTCAGCGGAGATCTGATCTACCCGCCTGAGCACGTCTACGAGGCCAATTTGGAGCTGGAAAGCCCCACAGTAAGAGGTTGGCATAGGATTCCCGCTGGCAAGATCCACCGTCTACAGGCCACACAGGACGACACCCACTTCGTGAGCAAATTCATCCTCGATGGTTAGACTCATCAACTCCCTGGTTCGCTTGTCTCAATCATCTCTCCTCGTCCGCATTGCTGTCGTTGAGTTTCTGGTGATCGTGGCTCTGGGAGCTACCCTGTACTACCAGGGAGAAGAGACGGTGCGGACTGTTGTCAAGCGGGACACGACGCAGACCACGAAGGTGGATACAGTTTGGATGCAGGAGGACGGACTTGAGGAATGGTCCCTTGCCGACCTCCCAGATCCCACGCTTCTTCAGGCAGCCCAGCGAGACACAACCGTCGAAGAGAGCCCTGATTCCACGGCGGCTCCAGATACGGTCTATATCTCGCGGATCCCGCCGATTCAGCGCTACTCGACGCCGATTACCAACCCCCACTTCACAGGCACCATAACCTCTACTGTCCAGGGCTCGCTCCTCCACCAGGAGCTTGACTACAGCCTCCGGACCTACAGGATCAATCACCTGAAGACACAGACAATTAGAACTCGCACAACGCATTACCAGCGTGAGCGCTTCAGGCTCAACGCTGGTTTTTCTGTTGGAGCCAACTCCAAGGCCCTCACTCAACTAACCCCAATGATCGGCCTGGAGAGGCCCGGAAGATGGCAGGTCTACTACGGCTTCAATCCGCTCCGTGAGTCTCACCAACTCACGCTGATTACACCCCTTCTAACCCGCTAACCAGACAGGCATCGCTCCATGGGACGAAAAGAGTTGAAGAACCACTTGATTGAAAACCAGGGATACCTCAAGTGGGCCGCCAGCAAGATTGCAGACAAGTTTGGAGATGAGACCGTTGACGAGGAAACCGTCAGTGAGATCCGGAAGGAGATCCGTCAGAACTTCGACAATAAAAACCGCTCCACCAGCGACCAGAACCAATACTCAACCACCTCTGAGGACATCCCGGAAGGAGCCCGGGGTGAGTACCTGAAGCATCTCGAAGACTTGGGAATCGAGGAGGAGGACGTAGACAGCGTCAAGTACTGGCAGACGTTCTTCGGAGAACACCGCTTCAGCGTTGTCACGAAGTCCGATGACCCGGAAGAGCCCGGAGAGGATGAAATGCTCCAGGTGATCGAGGAGCATCTTGCGGACTACGAGATGCCGGATGCCATACCTCAAAAGATGGAGCCGAAGGGGGATAATCTCGGGGTCATCAACCTCTATGACGCCCACCTGGACAAGGTCTCACTGGCTGCCGAAACCACGGAGGAGATTGACGGGAGCATTCAGGAAAACATCCAGAACTTCGAGAGTGCTTTCGACGAGTTCCTCCATACCCTGGTGGACAACGGAGTGAGACACGTTCACTTCCCCCTCGGGCACGATCTTTGGGAGGTCAACGACCACTACTTGCTCACGAAGAATGGAACCCCTCAGCGGGTAAATGTCCCCTGGCAACAGGGTTTTTCCGTTGGGCTGGACATGGTCCGTCGCTGCATTGACAAGGCAGCTCAGGTCGTGGACTCTATCGACGTGATCCTGATCCCAGGCAACCACGACGAGGATCAGAATTTTTACCTGGGCGAGGTGCTGCGCCACATCTACCAGTCCAGCGACAGAGTTAACGTCGGATACTCCCGTAGGAAGCGTAAGTACCGTCTCTTCGGAGATGTGCTTCTGGGCTACTCCCACGGGGAGAACACCACCAGCCAGAAGAAGATCGAGCGCCTACCCCTAAACATGGCCCACGAGGCCGCCGAAAAGTGGGCTCAGGCCACCGTCCGGATGATGTTGTTGGGCCATATTCACCGTAAGCTCCAGTACAAGATTCTCCACAACCTTGACGCCATTGGTTGCGAGATTAAGTTCCTGCGCTCCGTGGGAACGGAGAACAAGTACGAGTTTGACAACGGCTACACCGGCATTCCGAAGACCGCCGAACTCTACGTTTTCTCCGAAGATGGCAGGAAGCGCTGGAATGCTCAGAAGGTATGGTGGTGATTGTGCGGGCCAGTGATGAGTCTGTGAAGCCGTTCTCGAAGGTTGTCTAAATGTGTCCACCATATTACATTTTTCGTGACCACAGGCTTACCCCGCGTAAGCCATTAGAGAAGCACCTCTTCAGCCACTGTCTGAGACACACACTATGTCACCTACAGACCCTCGTACAGAGAGGTTAAGGGAGGAGGACCTCTTTCAGATCATTGATGACGGGGAGGGTCAGATTTGCGGAGTTGTCGTTAGCGTCGATGCTCTTCTAAGGTCGTTCGACCAAACTGTGAGTATTTGCGAGACGCTTCTACAAGACATCATATACATCCATCGCCTTTGCGATCTGAAGGGATGGAGGTACATCACTACAGAGACCGCCTGGGAGCTTTCAAAGGAGAACGTAAGCATCCATGACCACGAAGGACGTTGCCTTGCTGTAGACCCTACTCTGGATGGCAGAGGGAGACAATGGTGGAGGAGTGCCATCGGAAAGAGCAGCTACAAGCAACTTCTCCCAGAGGATCGCCATCAGACCCGATTTTTCCACAACGAGGCTCTTCGGGGAAACGCCAATCAATTCAGCTACCGGGCAAAGCTCAACGGCACTTACTTCGAGAAAACCGTCAGATTTGAACCCTTCGACTCGTTAAGCAAGCGCCTTTTGCGCGTCCAACACCATATCCACTAACCATGGCCACTCTGAACGAAATCACCTACAACATCCTGGACTCGATGAGCGGGGGTCACTCGACGAATGATGCCCCGTACAGTCCCCGGCAGATCCGGTTTATGGTCCGTTACTACCGGCACCTCCTCATCCGTCGAGACACCGACTACTGGAAGCGCCTTTCAGACCTGGAGCAAGACCTGGGGACTCTCGCTGTTACCACGGTTCAGGAGCCGGTGGGCAAGATCCACGAAACCCCCAGCAGCGCCCTTCAAACCAGCATCGAGATTCCGGAGCCCGTGAGGCTGCGAAAGCGGAGTCCTTTCACGTTCATCGGAAGCCCTGATCTGGAGGAGCACTACGACTTGATGCCTTCCGGACAGCTCCGGTACCAAAGCTACTCGAAGTACACATCCTCTACGCCCCGGGCATATCTTCATGACGGGCGTATCTACATCACCTCAGACGCGGTAGCTACGCTGATCCAAAAGGTGCAGTCTGGAGAGGCAGACATCGATGATTACTCCACGTCGGACTTTGAGGATGGAATTACCACCATCCGGGTGAAGGGCGTCTTTGCTCATCCGGAGGTGGCCTTCCAGGTGGCCCATGGCCGCCCCTATGACCCGGATATGGAATACCCAGGAATGCCGGAAGACATGGTTCAGCGTATCACTCAGTCCATTCTCAGCGGAGAGGCGCAGGCCATGATTCGCACTCGCATGGATACGGAGGCCGACCATCTCCCCACAAACGTGGAGGCGGTGGACAATGAAGGGGGATAATTGGTGAGAACAAACTGGAAGATCAGGTGTAATACTGGTAGGTCTAACCAACCTGTCAGTATTCTTCCTAGCTACCCTTCTAACCAGTGGCTCATACCCTCCCGAATATCTATGATCGCTACCAGGAGGAAGAGGACGGCGATCTGACCTACAAGGAGTTCTCTGCGGCGTGCTCGGAGTTTAACATTGCCGCCATGGAGCGCATCCTCGAAGGGGAGGAGCTGAACATGGGGCATCGTCTTTCCACCCTGTCGGTGATCCGCATCAAGCGGGATTTCAAGAACCCCAATGTCAACTGGCCTGCATCCTTCGAGCTGAAGGAGCAGATCATTGAGGAGGGGGGTACCCCCAAGTCCGATGAAAACCCCGATGGGGAAGAGTGGCTCGTGTACTACGATGATCCGTGGTACGCCCGGTTCTACTGGCAGAAAAGTCGCTGCCAAGTCCCCAACAAGACGGCCTACAGCTTTCGGGCCACGAGAGGGGACAAGGGCAACAAGACGAAGCTCCACGAACTGCTGGAGGAAAACAAAGAGAACGATGGGTTGGCCCACCTCAACTTTGAACTCGTCGAGCACATCTCCTCACAGTAGGCCAACCTCATGCTTTATGACACCACCTCCTGCAAGGAGGTCCTCGCCAAAGTCTATCGAGACCTCCAGATGGAAGACTCCCACTGGGAGGCTGACGCCATCGAGTGGATCGGCGAAGGCCTGGAAATGATCGGGGCCGGGGTGCAGCTTGAACGCCGCCAGGAAGTGATGAGCGTGCAGAACTTCAAGCTCGCCATCCCCAGCGATTTGGTTTTCATCGAGGCCCTCTACAAGCTCCCGGACAGCGTCAGCTTCACCGGGGCTGGGGAGAGCCTCAGCTACGATGCCCAGCAGGTGGAGCATGGCACGAAGCATCGCGTGCCCCGCAAGGGCAAAGCTCGGTCACGTGGTCTACTGGGGACGCTCCACGAAGGAATCGGGAAAGAGGAGACCCAGCACAAGGCCGCCGACATCGAGGAGACGTATATGCTCAATCCCGGCGTCATTCACGCTTCCTGGGAGCGGAGCCTCGTGATCTTGGACTATAAGGCCGTGGCCACCGACGATGAGGGCTACCCACTGGTCCCCGATGAGGCGCACTACAAGGAGGCTCTGTTCTGGCGCATCGTCATGAAGCTCTTTCTCCGGGGCTACGAGCACCCCCAGCTCAACTATCCTCGCGCCCAACAGCAGTGGAAGCACTACGCCGCTGCTGCACGCACCAAGGCCAAGATGCCGGATGTGGACGAGATGGAGAACTTCCGTCAAATGTGGGTCCGCTTCGTCAACCAAGGCTTTCGGGGTCGGGGAGGGCGCATTTCCAATTCATCCTACGGCACAGACCACGTCACTGACTAATGAACATTGTCCCCTTCGTATTTGACAACGTGAAGGAGTTCTCCAACGACTCGGAAATCCTCCTGATGCTGATTGATGATGCCGTGCAGGAGGCCCCAGCAGAAGTGCGTGGGACCCTCGCGGAGATGCTCAAAACCATCGATGCCAACAGCCCACAGGTCAAGAAAGACTGGGTCGAGGAGATCCTTCGGGAGATCGTCTACTACGACTACATCCCACCTCTCTTCCGGGTGAACCAGGGTGAGGACTTTTCCATCCGGATTGACCTTGAGCAGGGCCGCGACTTTACGGGCTTCAACCTCACGATCCGCAGAGCGGATACCAGCGCCCTGCTCTCGCCCAATGACACCGCAGGCCAGTCCTACACCCAGGCCCCCACGCAATACGCTTACATCTCCGATCTGAGCCTCTCACAGGACGAGGTTTTCAAGGTTCACGTACTTCTGGAGAACACCGATGGGAATGACTTGGCCAATGGAGATGTGGCCACGCTTCTCACCAATGCCTACCTGCTGGTTGATGACAGCCTTGAGTAATGAGCAACCTGATCGACAAAATTGTCGTTGACCGCCAGAAGAACGGCTTCCGGCGTGGCGGTGAGATCCACTACGATGGTCAGAACTGGGAGGACCACTGTAGCCAGATCTACATCGACGACATCACCCTGGATCGCCCCACTCAGACCATCACGGTCTTTGCCGTGGATGACGGCGACGACAACCCCGACTTCCGATACCGGGTAAACCAGGGAACGTGGACCGATACTCCGGACTTCGTGGGCCTTTCTCCGGGCCACTACGACGTATTCGTAGAGAACCAGAACACCGGCTGCGTGGTCAACGCCGCCGTACAGGTAATTGCCTGCGACCTCACCATCGATCAGTTTCTCTACGACGACGAGTACTACGATCTCACCAATGGCTGGATAGAGCTAACCGTCTCTACCACCAGTGAGAATCCGGTAGAGGTCCGGTTCAACGGCGGTTCCTGGATTGAAAAAGAGGGCCGCACCTTCCGATGGGAGGGGCTCAATGAAGGGGATTATACCATCGAGGTGCGCGACGAATGGGGTTGTGCGGTGTCTAAGAGCATCACTCTCATCAACATTGCGGACACCGAAGAGCCCACTGCCCCTGATAAACTTGAGACCCAGGACGTACAGGAAGGGGAGGCGCTTCGCATTGACTGGGAGAAATCCGTCGATTCCCAGACGTGGGTAGTCTACTACCGAATCCATCGGTCCACCACACAGGGCTTCACTCCAGATGCCTCCACCATCATCAAGGACACCTATAACGGTGGGGTCAACACCACGGGAAATGACAGCGAGTGGGAGGAGCCCTTTTGGGTAGATGAGAATGTCACCCACGGGCAGACTTACTACTATCGCATCACGGCCTTCGATGCCCGGGGCAATGAATCTGCCCCTTCCGACGAGTTGGCCATCACCTTCACGGATGATGTACAGCCCAATCCCCCAACGTCGCTGGGCACTCTAAGTGGCAACACGGAAGCGGAGCTTTACTGGAATCTCTCGTCTACGGGGGATGTCCAAAAGTACCGCATCTACCGGAGTCTGGATGGGCAGAGCTGGATGCAGATCGCAGAGCAGCAAGTCCTGACCTACCTGGACACCGGCCTCACCAATGGCACTCAGTACCACTACCGGGTGACGGCCATCGACGAGGCCGGGAATGAATCGGTACCCACGCAGCCGGAAAGCGTCATTCCTGCGGACGTAACTCCACCTGCGGTTCCCTCGATCAACGCTTCCGTGACGGAGGACGTAAAGCAGGTAGACCTCTCCATCACGATGGACGACACCTCAGACCTTCAGGGGTACCGCATCTACCGGGCCTACGAGAAAAGCGACGGCACCCTCACTGCCTACAAACGAGTCCACCAAATCGACGCCACGCAAGGTACAGCCTCGTGGGTTGATACCAACGTCGAGTGGGACCGGAAATACTACTACAAGGTGACCTCCATCGATGAGGTCCCCAACGAAAGCCCTCAGTCTGCCCGGACTCCCGCCACTCCGTTTCCTGATCGCACTCCACCGGCACTGCCCTCCATCACGGGGAAGCAGAAGTTTTTCGGTGAGCCGGAAGTGGAGCTTACGGTGACGATTCAGGATACCACTGACCTTCAGGGCTACAACATTTACCGGGCTACGTCCAGCGGAGGCCCCTACACACTGGTCAAGCAAATCAGCAGCACCAAGGCCAGCGAGACGTGGCTGGATACGACAACCCAACTCTCCACAGAGTATTTCTACGTCGCAACCAGCTTCGACGAAGGCCCGAATATTCCCGGAGCAGACCCCAACGAGTCTGCCTACTCAACGGAGATTAGTGTTCTTCCGGAACCGGTCCCCCAGGACCAGAGCGTTGAAGTCAATCTTGCGGCCAACACTGCTGGAGCTGACCCGGGATTCTTGGGCTACGACCTCTCCACACTGGCCGATACCATCTTCTGGGACTATGTCCTGGAAAGCGGAGATGACATCCGGATTCGTCGGCCTGATGGGGACAATCTGCCGATGGTGCTCCTGGAGTTCGATAAGCAGAACTCCAGCGGATACGTCCTCTTCTCGGACCCGGAATTTGACCCCACCTCTGACCACAAGTACTTCATCTGGTTCGATGACCCGGACAATGCCGGGAGAGAAGGGACCCCGGCAGGTAGACAGGCCTTTGCCGACGACGTGTACCAGAAGATCCCCAACCTCCAGTTTTTGATGCTGAACGGGGAGACGCAGAATCGCATCTCTGCACAGAGCGGAGTCACCATCCACTATGTCCATGACCACCTCCCGGAAGGCTGGCAGAAGGCCACCTTCAGCGGCACCCAGAATAAAGGAGCTGTCACTTACAACGGAGACCAGTCCTACACCTTTGAGGCCTACGGGGACGACATCTGGAATAACACCAGTCATGGAGAATACCTCTTCAAACCCATCGTCGGGGATTGCAAGATCACGACGAAAGTGATCCTCCAGGATGACACCGACCAGTGGGCCAAGTTCGGTCCCTACATCACGTCGGATGTCTATGAAAGGGCTCCGATGGCTGCCCTACTTCTGACCCCCAACGATGGCCTCTTCGGGGATGTCCGCAAATCCAGGAACGGCAACAACACACACGCAGCAGAGGACCGGAATATCGATCTCTCTCCGCAGTCCACCAGCGAGGATCCGGTTTGGCTTCAGATGGAGCGGACTGGTGGAGAGATCATCTATCGCTACTCGACAGATGGCTCCACCTGGACGGAGTTGGGAAGGGCTCAGGACTTTCTCCCGAAGAGGATTGCCGCTGGGCTGGCGGCCACCTCCCACAACCAGTCTACCGCCTGCACAGTGGAGACCCGGGAAGTCTCTGTTGAGGGCGCTGAAGGCAATTTCATGCACGGAGACGATCAGATCCTTGCCCTCGATGGGATTCACTTTGACCCGGCCAACAGTGACACCATCGAGAACATGCACACCACCCTCCTGATCGAGCCCCGGATGGTGGTGGATAACGCCGGGGAGGGGATGGTCCTCAGCTTCGACCGGAATGAGTATTTCCGGCTCTCTGCTCCCGATGGGTATGCCAACCGCATTGGTTTCGACAGCCAACACAACGGGAGCCAGTACGACAGTGACCAGATGGATCAGGGATATGATTTCGATCAGCAGGTCGAAGCCCTGATTCAGTGGATGTTCGAGAAGGAGGGCTCCTCAGACTACCGCAAGGAGAAGTGGATGAATGGAGCCCGGGAGGACTATCAGAACACCTCGGATCCAATGATCGGGTCAAACAAGAGATACGGCCTCATTGGGGGCAACAGTGAGAGTGCAGCCTTCATGGACGAAAATTGGTCGGAGAAGGGGCCACATCACATCTTCAAGTTCTTCCTGTGGGCGCTCACCGCCAGAACGGGAGCTGAACGACAAGCGGAGGAGGATTTCCTGTGGCGTGCGAAGAGACTTTGGGACTACCCTATCATCTACATCTACCGGGATGTCTCCGACCCCGACCCCACCTTCCTGAAAATGGCCGGGGAGCCGATGCAGGGAGATATTCTCACGATGGACCTTCAGAGCGATGTCTTCACGGAGAAGCTGGTTGGAGAACCAACCCAACGCCCAACTCTCATCGTCCAGGGTAGCACTGACCCACAATTTGCACCCCCGACGCCGACGAATATCACCAATCTGTCGGCAGCCCAGGAAGCGAAGTTGGAGACGGAGCTGCCCACGACGGAAGGAGTGGATACCATTGAGGTCTATCGATCCAAGAATCCAGGCGGCCCCTACTCCCACGTGGCGTCGGTCTCTGTGGCCTCAACCATCGAGACATGGACTGACACTACACTCACCCCCTTCGGAGAGTACTACTACGTTCTGAAGGCCGCCACTTCTGTGGGGGATGAATCTCTTCAGTCTTCCTCTGAAGAGGGTGTAATGACTGGCTCTGGCAATGACATCAATCTACGGAGTATAGGGGTGAACTCCGTAAGCGGTGGCAATGAGATGGTGATCGAGGCCTCAAGCCCCAATGGCGGGATGGAATACAGCTTAGATGGAGGAGCCTATCAGACCTCCAACACCTTCTCAAACATCTCTCAAGGAACCCACACTCTTGATCTTCGGGATGTCAACGGAATCACAGCATCAATCGAGGTAGAGTTCTCAGGGGAGGATGGTGCTGTGCTCTTCGAGAACACCCCTCCACCGGCTCCTTCTGCCAAGCATGAAAGCTCCGGGAGTGGGTCTTTCACCCTGGAGGTGGACACCCAGAGCATCGACATCGACAAGCTGGAGATCTACCGGAAGGCTGAGGCAGACTCCTCTTACA